AACCGCGACGGCGCGGGCATGAGCATGGCCGTGGCCACGATCATCAAGAAGTACAAGCGCACGCTGGTCAACTTCCAAGAAGACTTCCTCATCCCGTTCGTGCAAAAAGCGGCGTTCCGCTACATGCAGTTCGACCCCGAGCGCTACCCAAGCGTGGACATGAAGTTCATCCCGACAGCCACTCTGGGCATCATCGCCCGCGAGTACGAGCAGCAGCAGTTCATTGGTTTGCTCCAGACACTGGGTCCAAACACACCGGTGCTGCCGCTGATCTTGAAGGGCATCTTGGGCAACTCAAGCCTCTCCAACCGCTACGAGCTGATGGGTGCGCTGGAGCAGATGAGCCAACCCGATCCACAGGCCAAGCAGATGCAGGAAATCCAGCAGCAGTTGGCACTGCAAGCGGCGCAGGCTCAGATTGCGGTCAACACGACGCAGGCCGAGCAGAACCGGGCAGAAGCCAACAAGCTGATGACCGAGGCGCAGCTCATGCCGCAAGAAGTGCAGGCCAAGGTGATCGCATCGACCACCAAGAACCTGCCTGCTGGCAACGAAAGCAACGAGTTCGACAAGCGTGTCAAGATCGCCGAGCTGATGCTCAAAGAAGCGGACATGAAGAACAAGAGCAAGATGGTCGAGCTTCAAATGGCCGAGAAGCAAAACAAGGTCTCGGGCATGGAAGAAGACTTCTTGGATCAGTTGACCAAGGAGTTGAGCAATGGACGTTGAAAGCCTAGCCAAACAACTCATCCTGAAAGGGATGACAGAAGAGCAGCAAAAAGCGATTCTGGACTCCATCAAAGCCACGATGACTCAGGCCCGCACGCTGCAAAAGCAGCGCGTGGGTGAGAACGTCCAAGTCGTGGTGCAGGCGCTCAAGAAATTGGAAGCGGACATCCGCGAGCGCTACGACGAGGTCGGCAACAAGATCGAGGCCCGCGTGGCCACCATCAAGGACGGCAAAGACGGCAGAGATGGCTCGAACGGCAAGGACGGCAAAGATGGTCGGCCAGGCCGTGACGGTGGCCAAGGCCCACGCGGCGCGGACGGGCTGAACGGCAACGATGGTCGGGACGGCACCGACGGTGTGTCGGTCACAGACGCGCACATCGACTTTGACGGCAGCCTGATCATCAGCTTGTCGTCTGGCCGCACGATCAACGTGGGCGAGGTGGTGGCACCTGATCTGGCCGAGAAGATCAAGGTGATCACCAACGGCGGCGGCACCAGCCAGCAAGTGCTGGACACACTGGCCAGCCTCCAGACCCAGATCGACAACCTGATCCCAAGCCAGACAGGCAACGCAGGAAAGTTCTTGACGACCAACGGTTCGGCCCTGTCTTGGGCTAACGTGGCCGGTGGCCTGAGCTACCAAGGCACTTGGAACGCATCGACCAACACGCCCACGCTGGCGTCTGGTACGGGCACCAACGGCTACTACTACATCACGGCCACAGCTGGCTCGACCAACCTGGACGGCATCACGGACTGGCAGATCGGCGATTGGCTGATGTTCAACGGCACCGTGTGGCAGAAGATCGACCAGTCGAACTTGGTGACCTCGGTCAACGGTCAGACCGGCGCGGTCAGCCTCAGCACGACCAACATCAGCGAAGGCACGAACCAATACTACACTGACGCCCGCGCCCGTGCGGCCATCAGTGCAGGCACAGGTATCAGCTACGACTCTGGCACCGGGGTGGTGACCAACGCGGCCCCTGACCAGACGGTAGCACTGACTGGTTCGGGCACGACCACGGTCACAGGAACCTACCCAAACTTCACGATTGCTTCGGACGATCAGTACGACGGCACGGTTACAAGCATTGGGATTACGCCGGGGACTGGCGTTACCGTGAGTGGAAGTCCCGTTACAACAAGCGGCAATATTTCAGTTGGATTGAGTGCAAAACTGACAGCAATTGAGAATCTTTCCGGCGCTGGTTTTATCACGCAGAACGGCTCTGGAGCTATTGCTGGGCGAACAATCCAAGCTGGCACTGGCATATCGATTGCACACGGCAATGGCTCATCACAAGACCCAGTAATAACAAACACTGGCGTTACATCCTTCAGCGCAGGAACAACTGGATTAACACCAAGCTCAAGCTCGACAGGCTCTGTAACTTTATCTGGGACATTGGCAATTGCCAACGGCGGCACGGGCCAGACGACAGCCAACGCTGCGTTTAACGCTCTGGCCCCGAGCCAGACCAGCAACTCAGGCAAGTACCTGACAACTGACGGCACGAACAGCAGCTGGACCACGATTGTGTCTGGCGCTTCGCTGTCGAACGACACCACCACAGCCACAAACCTGTATCCCTTGTTTGCGGCTGCCACCTCGGGCACCCCGACCACTGTATACACAAGCAACGCCCAGTACCTGTTCAAGCCAAGCACGGGTGAGTTGAGTGTGAAGGCTCCACGGGCCAGCAACGGCATCGTGGTCAACAGCGCAACGATCAGTTCGGACTACACCATTGCAACGGGTGACAACGGCGGCTCATTCGGCCCAGTTTCTGTTGCCTCTGGTGTAACGGTGACGGTATCTTCTGGTTCAACATGGACGGTGGTTTGATATGACTGTGGTTATCAACGGTACGACTGGCATCACCAACGATGGTGGCTACACGGGTGACGGTGTAGTCTTTGCTGACACAACCCCTGCAAACACGCTGGTCACTACGACTGGCGGCAACGTGGGTATTGGGACGAGTTCGCCTACCGACAAATTAAGCCTTTACAGCGCCACTTCTGTTTATCAACGGTTTCAGAACAGCACAACAGGTACTGGGGCAGCAGATGGGTTTCAGATTGGAAACGATGCAACCAACGCATATGTTTGGAACTTTGAAGCAACGCCTATTATTTTTGCAACAAGCAATGCCGTACGCGCCAGTATCACCTCCAGCGGCAACGTGGGGATTGGGACCGCCTCGCCGGGAGCGTTGCTTGATGTATCTGCTGCTGGCACTGCGGTGGCGAAACTGACAAACCGAAACTCCGGCGCTACAGAGGTGGTGCTGTCTCTTGATGCTGGCGGCAACGGGGTTAGCGTTCGTGACTCGCAGATTCGCGGCGGCAACAGCGGGGGCAACCTAACGTACATTTCGTTCTACACGTCAGCAGCGGCAACGCCCGTTGAACGTGCCCGTATTGACTCCAGCGGTAAGGTTTTAGTCGGGCTTACAACAGCTTATGGGGACGGCGGAATCGGAACACCGGTACTGCAGTGGGTGGCGAAATCCGGGCAGTTTGTAGGAGCCGTTTGCTCAGCAGACACAACCAGTGCGCTGGGGGCTATTGCTTTCAAAAATCCCAACGGTGTTGTGGGGCAGATTTCCACCTCAGGGTCGGCTACATCGTATGTGACATCCTCTGACTACCGCTTGAAAGAACGCATTGCTCCTATGACGGGCGCACTGGCCCGCGTAGCCGCGCTCAAGCCTGTGACATATAAGTGGAAGGTGGACGGTTCTGACGGTGAAGGCTTTATCGCACATGAGCTGCAAGAAATCGTCCCAGAGGCAGTTGTGGGTGAGAAAGACGCTGTAGACGCTGACGGCAACCCACGTTACCAAGGCATCGACACCAGCTTCTTGGTCGCAACTCTGACAGCAGCCATCCAAGAACAGCAAACCATCATCACCAAGCAGACAGCGCAGATTCAGCAACTCCAAGAAAAAGTCTTGGAGGTGGAAGAGGGCACTTCAAACATGCTGGTTGAGAACACCAACAACTTGCACGAAATCATCACTGCCCTGACCGCCCGAGTCGCGGCACTGGAAGGAACACAACCATGAGTCTCGTAAAAGTCCAAGGCAACGTCAGCGGCACGGGCACGCTGACCATCGCAGCGCCCAACACAAACACCGACCGCACTATTAACCTGCCTGACGCAAGCGGCACGATCCTGACCACTGCAACTGCGGGTGTGCCTGTGAACGGCCCTGCGTTTAGGGCGAACACGGTGACTGCGCAAACAATCACAAACAGCACATTCACAAAAGTCGCCTACAACGTAGAAGAGTTCGACACCAACAGCTGCTACGACTCAACAACCAACTACCGCTTCACACCGACAGTCGCTGGCTACTACCAAATAAACGCCAACGTGAGCATGGGCGGCGGCTCAGTTGGGTATGTCCAGTGCGCAATATATAAAAACGGATTTCAGTACACAAGCGGCTCTGCTGTGCCCAATAACGGCGTTGTCGGAGGCATGGTTACTGCGGCTTCTGTTGTGTATTTAAACGGGTCCACGGACTACGTTGAGTTTTATGTGTGGCAGAACCAAGGTAGCTCTATTAACTTGCAAACATCGGCTGGATTCAATACGTTTTCTGGCGCAATGATTCGGAGCGCAACATGACCTTGTACGAAAAAATCAAAACCCTGTACCCTGAACTCACAGACCGTGACTTCATGACCGTCATCCGCTTGCAGAACGACTCTGACGGCAAAGGCGACTACATCGCTGCGTGGGATCACCCCACACTGGCACGACCAACTGAGGAGCAGCTTGCATGAGCACCGTTGTAACAAAGAACGTGCAGGTCGGAACATCCGGCACTGCTGCACAAAACTTCACGCTGTATCAGCCAGCATCTCCTGACGGTACGGTTCGCCTTGCCAACGGTAACAGCGGCACAACCACCGACCTCGTGACGGTGACATCTGCGGGTAACGTGGGTATTGGGACGAGTTCGCCGGGGGCAAAATTTGTACTTAATGGCGGCGCTCAATTTCAAGGTGCGGCAGGATTTCCAACTACGGGCACTGGTATTGAGGTTGTCGGCAACGTCAACGGCGCATCCAACTACATTCAGGCGTATAACCGCACCGCCTCAACATGGCAAGATTTGGTTATTAACGGAAACGTTGTAGCCTTTGGCACTGCTGGAGCAGAACGCGTCCGTATCGACCCCAGCGGCAACTTGCTGGTGGGGACTACGACACTGATTAACGGCTCAGGGGCTGTGCTTCAAGCGTCTGGAAAAACAAGCACACCAGCATTTGCGTTTAATCGAACAGACAATGGAGGTCTTGGTTATTTTTATCGCGGCGGTGCTGGCCCGGTAGGTGAAATTTCTGTAACGGCCTCATCCACCTCTTACATCACATCATCTGACTACCGTCTGAAAGAAAACATTGAGCCAATGACCGGGGCGTTGGCTCGGGTTTCTGCACTGAAGCCCGTGACCTACAAATGGAAAGTGGATGGTTCTGACGGCCAAGGCTTCATCGCCCATGAGTTGCAAGCCGTTGTACCTGACTGCGTAACCGGCGAAAAAGACGCTGTAGATGCTGAAGGCAAGCCAGTCTACCAAGGCATCGACACCAGCTTCTTGGTTGCCACACTGACCGCCGCAATTCAAGAGCTTAAAGCCATCAACGATGCCCAAGCAGAAACCATCACCGCCCTGACCGCCCGAGTCGCGGCATTGGAAACTGCTGCAACTTCACAGCCAGAGTAAAATCAACCAATCTTATAGCCGAGTTTTGACATGGACAATCAACAGCTTTTCAACTTAGTAGTATCAGTTGCTGGCTTTCTGGCAATCTATGTCATCAACCAACTGACTCGCACGATTCAGAGGCTGGAAGACAAGGTTAATGATCTGCCGCACACTTACGTTGCCAAGGATGATTACCGATCTGACATCACAGAGATCAAGTCAATCTTGAAGCAGATTTTTGACAAGTTGGATGGGAAGGCAGACAAACCATGAGAGACTTTGCCGAGGCATTTGTCGCGGCATTGTTCATCGTTGGCATTGTTGTCTGGACGTCAAAAGTTTTGATTGAGGTGCTATGGACCCGCTAACCGCATTAGCAGCAGTCAGTGCTGCGGTCAACCTCGTCAAGAAAGCTGTCAAGACGGTCGATGATGTTCGCAGCCTTGGACCTGTGCTGGGCAAATACTTCGACGCCAAGGCCGATGCCGTCAAGGTGCTTGAGGAGTCCAACAAGGGTGGCTTCAAAGGCTCCAACATGGGCAAGGCTGTGGAGCTGGAGCTGGCCATCGAGAACGCCCGCCAGTTCGAGGAACAGGTCAAGCAGCTCTTCTTCCCCCACAACATGGACGTATGGGAAAAGATTGTTGCCCGGCGCGCCCAGATGGATGCGGACGACAAGGCCCAGCGCCGCAGGGCCGCAGACGCGGCCAAGCAGGCCATCAAGAAACGCAAGGAAGACCTGGAGCTGTGGACCGCCATCACGCTGGCCACCATCGTCTTTGTGGTGCTGATGTGGATTGGCGTCGAGATTGTCTACTACTGCCGGGAGTTCAAATGTGGAAATTGATCTTTGTACTGGCACTGGTAGGCTGCGAAGAGCAGTACCGATATTTCTGCCAGAACCCCGACAACTTCCAGAAAGAGCAGTGCCAGAAGCCTCGCTGCCAGTTTTCGCAAACTTGCCCCGAATACCTTGTAGCCCCTGTTTTGGAGAAGCAAATTGAGCAAGTCACACCTGACCGCCGACCAGATTGAAGTCCGAATCTGGGCTTTTGTCGTCATTTCGGTGACGCTTATCCTGATGTTCATCGTCGGGGCTTTGCTGTATTCTGTGACGTTCGTGACCCAGCCGATCAAGGCGATGGCGCCTATCGACCAGGCGTACACCAAGATGCTCAACGACATTGTGCTGCTAATCGTCGGCGGCATTGGCGGCATTATGGGTAAACGTGCCGTGAGCGCTGTTGCTCAGGCTATTGAACACAAAGAGGAAACTGATGACACCCGAACTCCAAAAGTACTATGAGGCCAGGTTTGACCTGTTTTCCCAACAGGGCTGGAAAGACTTGATGGAAGATGTGGACGTAATGTTGGAGGCAACAAACAATGTCTCTACCATTGCGGATGAAAAAAGTCTACAATTTCGCAAAGGCGAGATTTCTATCCTGACTTGGCTGAAAACCCTGAAAGGGGTCAGCGAACGAGCATATGAGGATTTGAATGAGAAGAATGTTTGATTTTGCCTGCGATTGCGGGCAGCGCACGGAGGCTTTGGTGGTTTATGAGACCACTGAAGTGCCGTGTGGATGCGGGGGGCTTGCCCACCGCGTCATAAGCGCCCCGGCGTTTAACTTGGAAGGTTGGTCCGGCCATTTCCCCACTGCGGCAGCGCAGTTTGGCCGCCGCCACACGGAAAAGTTAGCCGCCGAGCGCAAAGCCAACTCATAAGCGCCCAGCGCCGAGTTGATTATCCTACAACCATTTTGGCAGGAACATAAATATGTTGATTGACAATGAAGCAGAGCCGCTAGGCGAACTCGAAATTGAAGAAGCTAAGACGACAACGCAAGAGCTTCCTGAGAAATACAGGGCCAAAAGTCTCGAAGAAGTCGTGCGGATGCACCAAGAAGCTGAAAAGCTGATTGGCAAGCAGGCCCAAGAGGTCGGCGAGGTCCGTAAGTTGGCTGACGAGTTGCTCAAGCAGAACCTCAGTTCTAAGCAGCAGCATATCAAAGAGGACGAACCTGAAGTTGACTTTTTTGAGAACCCTCAAAAAGCAGTTCAAGCGACGATTGATAAGCACCCCGACGTTCTCGCGGCCCGCCAGGCGAGCCAAGACTTCAAACGGATGCAGATTCAGCAAAAGCTGGCGCAAGATCACCCTGACTTCTCCCAAGTGGTCAATGATTCTGAGTTCCAAAGCTGGGTGAAGTCTTCACCTGTGCGCCTGGGCCTCTACGCGAAAGCCGATGGTGAATTTGACTATGACTCGGCCAATGAATTGTTGTCTACCTTCAAGCAGCTTCGTGGCGTCAAGGCCAAGGAAACCGAGCAGGCAGGTAATGCTGCACGGACCAAGAGCATGAAAGCCGCGCAAGTCGATGTGGGTGGTTCAGGCGAGAGTTCAAAACGAGTCTATCGACGGGCCGACCTCATTCGTCTCAAGATGACAGACCCGGCAAGGTACGAAACACTGAGTGATGAAATCATGCAGGCGTACTCTGAAGGGCGTGTACGGTAATTTAACTTTGGAGCTTTTAACATGGCAAACACCGCTTTTTCCCCCACCAATGCAGTAACCACCACTTCCGCAGCTAACTTCATTCCAGAAATCTGGTCTGATGAAATTGTTGCCGCCTATAAGAAGAACCTCGTTTTGGCCAACTTGGTCAAGAAGATGTCTTTCAAAGGCAAGAAGGGTGACACCGTCAACATCCCTAGCCCAGCCCGTGGCAGCGCCTCGGCCAAAGCCGCTACTGATGCCGTGACGCTGATCGCAGAGAGCGACACCAACATTCAAGTGTTGATCAACCAACACTACGAATACAGCCGCTTGATCGAGGACATCGTCGAAGTGCAAGCCCTGACATCTCTGCGTTCCTTCTACACAGAAGACGCCGGTTATGCCTTGGCCCGCCGCATCGACACCAGCTTGGTCCAGTTGGGCCGTGCCTTTAACGGCGCGACCGTGGGTACAGACGACTACGCTACCAGCGCCAGCTCCACAAAGGCTTACATTGGTTCCGACGGTACAACTGCCTACAACAGCTCGACTTCCAACGCTGCTGCTCTGACTGATGCTGCTATCCGCCGCAC